TGCTTCTTGATGACTGTATGTACGATTCAAAGTTTCTGAAAGACCGTGTTATACGACAATGTTTTATGAATGGACGTCATTGGAAGATTTTCTTCATGCTCACGATGCAATACGTGATGGATCTACCACCCGCTTTACGTGCCAACGTAGACTATGTCTTTATTCTTAGGGAAAACATTATTCAGAACAGAGAGAAATTGTACAAGTCATTCTTTGGTATATTTCCTTCATTTGATATGTTTTGTAAAACGATGGACGCATGCACAGAAAATTATGAGTGTTTGGTTCTCGATAATACAGTCAAATCCAATAAAATCCAAGATTGTGTGTTTTGGTACAAGGCGAGTCTCAGGAAAAACTTTAGAGTTGGTAGTCCCCAACTGTGGGGGATGCACAAAAAGATGTACAACCCTAAACACGCAGATCAAAAGGAACAGGACGCGAAGAAAGCTAATAAGAAAACATCCCTCACGATAACGAAGCGTAAATAATGCGTTTGAACTTTTTATCAAAAACATACTCTTATATTAAATGTCTTCGCATCAAGTGAACACCTTGAATCTTTCTGACGACGGGGATGGGATGGTAAATCTCAGGGACAATCCCGCGACATCATTTAAGTTAAACACACCCGAAAAAAATGTGAGCGGACATAAAGAGACTATGGATTCTACTCCTATCAACGATATTATGATGGAACCCCCAATGATGAATGAGGATCCCAAAATGCAGGGTGTTCAGATGGCCGCCGCCCAACCCCAGGGTATGTATGCCGCCCCCGCTCAGACCCAAGAGAAACCCGCCAACAAGTACCCCCTAAACCTCACCGATGATCACGTCATCGCTCTCCTCGCGGGACTTTGTGCCGCTGTGTCTGTCAGTAAGCCCATCCAAGATAAGCTCGCGACCTCTATCCCCAAGTTCCTTAACGAACAAGGGGGTAGAAGTGTTGTCGGTTTGGCTTCTACAGGTGTAGTCGCGACGATTGTTTTCTATCTCGTAAAAGATTACGTTGTTAGACCCTAAACGGCACCAGTTTGCCAACCCATATTACTGTAAATCGAATTGTCTACACCAGTGTAGTACGTAATTAACGCACCAGCGGCGAAAGTCAACATTAATAAGGTACTTAATTGAAGTTTCTTATTATTGTCAGCCTTGGGGTCTTCGAGGGCCTCCTTAGTGGGCTTCCACACCTTGTTCAACAAAAATGTGAGAACGAGGGCGATCACAGTGGAGGTAAGGAAGAAACCCCTATCCATGTGAAGTTGGGGGACTAACTTGGAACTCATCACGAGACGGATAACATTGGGAATCACGAGGGTCATGAAAATCAGATTCACGTGATAATTTGAGGTATACGCAGGTACTCGGGTGATAGCAAATACTATAAACCAGTAAAAAATTGCAGTCAACAGTACATTAATTGGTGTTTTCATTTAGTATAATGGGAGATTATTTATCCTGAACATGTTGACCACAAAATTCCGTCTTATCCGTTATCTTTTCGTATAATCCTATATTTATACATATGTCCCGGAGCTCGGCATAGTTCGACCAGAACTGTTCCGAGTGAGAATACTCTTGCACAGTGGAATGAGCTAATTCGTGGATTAGAACGTGGAAGATTTCATTTACACCACCATTGAGACATATGGTAATTTCAGCCCCCTTGTTGACATTATATCCCACACTCTCTTGCATAGTCTTCCTTCCTGTGAGGACTATAGGCTTAACTAACATTGAGAATTTCTCATTGTTCGTCTCCCTGAGATGCTCCCTGAGAATACGATATTTCTCCTTCACTTCTGTGAATTCACGTGGTTCTATCGTCGTGTAAAGTATAAAGATGTTGATCACAAGTAAAATAAAAATTGCTATCATCTATTATAAACAAAGATAAATTTACTATACAATTCTGAGATTGGATTACCCTCGAGTCCCTCCCAAGATTGTAACTTAAACCCAAGTTCTTCTAAATGTGTCACCAAGAGATCCTTGTACGCCACTGGTTCTGACTTTGGACCCTCTGCATAATAGGGTGTATCGACTAGATTCACAAACAACTTTTCCCCAAATCCCCCATTCCCGTGATCTTTGAGTTTGAAGAAATTACCCATCTCATCTAGGTGTGGTGTTTTGAATATGATTTTTTCAGAGTCTGGGATAATACCTATGAGGGACCCACCCGGTTTCATCCTCTTCTTAATCTCATGAATCGAACTGAAGAAGAGCTCCCTCGAAGCAAAAATGTAATGAAGGGAAAAATTAAAACACACCACATCAAACTTCCTTTTGGGGCACGCATGTATATCACCCTCGTAAAAGTTTACGCGCATGTGCATATTTTTAGCGCGGGACTTTGCCTCAAGGAGAGCCTCAGGCTCTGGGTCACACATGTTAATATTAGCCCCACATTTATGCCATTTTTGAAGATCTCCACCAAACCCACAACCTACATCGAGAATATGTTGCCCATCCAAGGTAGTACTTTGAATGAGGTCCCTCTTTGCATTGTTGTGATTTTTACGAATCTCTTCCATTCTCAATATACGAATGGTATCTTTAAGGTTGTCACACAACTTAGGGCTTAAAGTTTAGATTCGTATGAAATGTATAATGTCCCTCGAAACTGATTACACTACCGTCCCCGGCCAGGTCTTTGCTTGTCTCTCCGTCATCGGACCCGAGGCTCCCCAAAAGAATGATAAGTTTGGTATCAAGATCCGTGGTGCGTTCGCTACCCGCGATGAAGCAGCCAAGCACGCCAAGCGTCTGCAGAATGAGGATCCCACTTTCGATATCTATGTAGTGGATATGTACAAATGGCTCTTGATCCCACCCGATTCGTCTAAAATTGACGACGTTCATTATGCGAACGAGAAACTCGAGGAGATCATGTCGGGGTACAAGGAAAACCAGTCCCAAGCTGCGCGAATGTTCAGTGAGCGCAAGGAGGGTATGATGAAGGATAAGATTGCTTACTCGGCCGGTGATGAAAACTCCAAGTTTTACACCAAACCCGATGAGGCTCCCATTTCTCACCCAGCAGAGGTTCTCGAACGGCTCAAGAAGGAGAAGCCTGACACCCCAATGGAGGAACTCGTCAAGGAGGCTGATGCTATCGTCGCAACTGAGATTACCGAGCGACAGAAGAAGCGGGAGGAGGAGGATGCGGCTGCATCCACTGATGGTAAATTAGAAACGACCAAGGAGGAAGGTGAAGAGGAGGTAACCTCAGCGTAAATAATATTCATATATATAAAATAACATGTTCAATATAATAATCACTGTCATTTTGGTTAGTGCTTTCTTTATTTTGTTTTTTGAACCGAATCGGAATCCAAAAAACAAAAGAGACAAGGTGAAAAAGAGTAAGGTATCCACAACGGATGGGTTTGTGGAGGATACCTCAAGTGGTCCCTTTATTAAGAATTTTGTACCCCCACCACTTGGGGATACTGGGACATTCGTAGCGTACTCAACTGTACCTGAGGATAACTGGTTGCATGGTTTTCCCCATGAAAAATCCAAGTAAAAATACAGCGAATGCTATAATCCAAGTTGACTTATCTACATTTTTGAATAAATCGACCCCAGAGGAAGAATCTTGTGGTGGGAGGGGAGGTGCGTATGCCATTTCTGAGGGATGATAATAATATTGTTCTTCTTGGGGTTTAATATCCTCATCCTTTTCCTGACCTTCTAGAGGGCTGATGGTAGGGTTATAATCGATAGGATTTCCTATATCCGTCTCCATTTTTTAATATATCCACTGTTTTTTTTAAGCGTCTTCTTCCTCACTTTCACTTTCATCATCTACAACAAAATCCTTGAGGTTACCGTTATCATCTGCATCCTCCTCTTCTTCCTCATCCTCATCTGAAGAACATTCCTCCTCGTCAGTGTCAATGTCGGACCCACCCCCAGAATCGTACTCATTATCGGCGTAATCATCCTCTAATACTTCTTCAATAGGTACATACGTTTCAGGCTTCTTTATCTTCCTTCCGGAGCGTGTAATAGTAACAGCGACCATTTGTATTTAAAGTTTATTATTGTTTAAGCACTTTTAACACATCTGGGGTTAATATATGAGTCCTTGACGTATTCTTTTTACAAGATGGACATTTTTGACTTATATGATTCTTTTTAATGATATATGTCATATTCACATCCTCGTGTACACCACCGATCGTCTCACAGTAATTTGATGTAGTGAGCACCATAAACCCTGTCTTTTCCTTCTTGATGTTAACAACACGTGTGTCCGATTGTCCAGGCATCCAACGTGCAATGTATTTTTCCAAATTCCCTCTCATATCACCCTGCTTCGGTTGGGGTTTCTCCACAAACTTCTTAATCTCTGGGCATTTTTTGAGGTCATCCTTGTTTGGGTACAGTTTATCTGTTATAGAGGGGGGGAGTTGGTATTTCCGCCCATAGAAATCTTTACAGAATCCATCCCTCCTCCCCTGTAGGGTCTCACATCGACAAAAACACTTCTGTGCAATTATCTTACCACTCACGAAGAACCACACGTGATTAGAACCATGTTCCCGTTTTAGATTCTCACAGTATTTGGATGTCGTTGAAACGAGATAGGTATCATTGTGCCTGAACATCTTTGTAATGTACGCCTGCTCCTGGGATTCCATATTCTTCCGAACGAATGCCTCTAGAAGATTCTTCAATTCATCGTTGTGAATCTCATCCTTGGTCTGGGCATTTGAGAATGATCCCTCTTTCACCACTGTAGAGGGTGGCTCGATGACAGTGTTTTGGGGTAAATCGGTCCTAACCGCTGACATCTTGAGAATTTCGACATCTGGATCCTGTTTCGTATTCAGGAGTGTACTCAAAGGGCCTGTTTTGTATAAAAAGATGGGTAAATACGCCAATTGTTCAACCTTCTTTTTACCACCACACTCGGCACAACCTTGACCACCACAAGCATCATGCTTCACCAACTTGAGAGACCAAGGCATACGAAATCCACTCCCCTTGGCTTTTCTGGTCACACTTCCATATACAGCTGCATCCACGATATCCGCCCAATTGTAGGAACCCTTAGCCTTGGTGAGGGCTATGAGAATATGTTCCCTTAGGGCGATAGCTGAGGATTGATCCACTATGAGACCCGGCCAGTTGAGATGTACACCAGTCTTCATCTTTGTACCACTCTTTTTAGGGGGTGCCACTGAAATGAGACAATCCTTACCACTGTGCCGTTTCACCTTGTCACATATGATCTTACAGATTTCTTTGATTTCATCGAGTGTCAATGATTCTTCACCCTTGTAATCCAAATCGACAAAAAAGTTATACTTCTCACTCTTCTGTTCAACCACAAACAACTTTTCACCGTTATTTATAGCCTCTATGTACTTCTCATAGAAGATATTCAATTTATCAAATGGCACAGAAAGGACACCACCGTCCATGAGCACATGTGATAGATTGGTTGCATTATTAAATTTTTGTGAAATACACCAACTCTTAAACATATAATATTATTGTTCCTCTTCTCTAAACCATGATGACATACAAGATACATCCCGATACTCTTTTCCATTAGAGAGTTCTTTCTTCAATTCTAAAAGCTGACAAACCGACATATCTTCGTTATCAACAACCCACGCCTCAATTTCTTCTGGGCAGAACCCCCTGTTGTTTTTTAGTAACTCACGGATTTCAGAGAGGATATAAACCTTGGACTTCATTATTTAATAGAAAATGTTTTTCTATTCAAAGAACTTATACAGGTATAGAATTCTGGATTTTTTATGACATTATCGATGATCAACTTCCACCTCTTACGTGTGTTGAACTCCTCGAGGGACTCGTAATTCATGAAATCATTTTCATCGTATGTCTTTTTTATTGGTTGTCGTAACGACTTTTTTACATTTGTTTTATGCTTCTCCTCGTAAAATTTCTTAACTTGGGTCTGCTGCTCCGCTCTACTGAAATTTACAAAGAATATGAAAACATTATACTCAAGATCAACTGTCGGACTCTCCTTCACGACAAACTTGAATTCAGTGTACTGTCCACTTTTTAGTGAAACAACCCCACGTGTTTCTTCTTCCAATTCCCTTAAGGCACATCTTATAGGGTTCAATATCTCTCTCCTTCTACACCCACCTGTGACAAATATCCAATCCTTGAATCTTGTATCTCTCACGGTGAGGAATCGTGGCTTTCCATCCGCAAAACTAACCGGTATAG